TTCAAAATACTTCAAATCAGTATCATACTTTTTATCAAACTGCCTTTTAAGTTCATTAGATGATGCAAGAAGAGCAAGTAATTTACCTCCCAAATAGTTAAACCCAAATGGTTGGACTGGAACAATATTAAATCCCATAACAAATTCTTGATTAATTTTAGATAAAGGGATAACTTCCTTAAAGTAATTATTCCTTGGTTTTGAATTTATAGTGGGAGATCCAAATCTAATAACACCAACAACTTTATTAGTTGTATTTTCAACCACAATCCATTTTAGTGTTCTTCCTGGAATTGCTTCTTCAATTGGATTTGAAGCAGTATCATGAAGTATTTCAGAATACAATTCTTGATTATATCTAGTAGTAGGTTTTGAACTAGTATCCACAACATGAATACTAAAATTCATATCATTTGGATGAATATGAAAATCTGAAAAGATATCATCTTCAGGACCAAATAACTTAGAAGATGATTTACTAATTCTACTTTCCTTTACAAACCTAAGGTAATCATCAATACGATTAAATTTAGAATAGTATTCTATAAATTGATCTGCTGCCCATATTGCTTTTTCTTTAGATAGTTTAGGAGTAATCATAATCACGAGGATGATATTTCAAATATTCCCAGAAGGTCAATTTCATTTCTTTCTGGGTCATACCACAATGTTTTGCAGCAGTAGGTAAATTCATTGTAGCACGAAAAAGTGCTTCATTTGCTTCATTTACATTCTGGGGAGTAGTTTTAACTTTCTCCTCCACCATTTTGCTTTTATCAATTTTTAGTAGTCCCATCAGAAGGTATTAGCAGTATCTAAAAGTTTTGTAAGGTAATTTTGAAAACTCAGTGTGCTTTCTGCCATTGTTCGATATCCAGTTCCGACATATAATTGCCCCAATAAAACTGATGCTGTAGCAGTTCCCCAAAAGATATAGTAGAACTTGGACTTAACCTGACACTTTTTCGTTTGTTTCATCGTAAGTAATAATAATTTTTTTAGTGATTTTACCATTGTTATCGTAAGTAGAGGCATACTCTAACTTACCATTTAAAAGTGAAACTACATTATCTAGTTGATATTGTGTTATATACCTTTTAAATCCATCATCCATCCAACTCTTATTTGATCCTGGTTCATTAAATCCTTCCATTCTCAAACTCCTTTGCTAAACGTTCTGATTGTTTTTTATCAATACCACAAGGTGCATTTCTTAAACAAATTATAATACACTCAGTATCACTGATTGTGGGTTTGATTGTAAATCCCCACTTATCAAGTTTACCTTCGGTGGGTGCTTCGCATGGGTCGAATTCATGTGGCATTATTCAATACCTTTAGGGAAAGTGTCAATCTCAATCAATTCATAATCCCAGTCCTCCATAACTGTATTAGCAAAGAATCTATCTGATAGCATTTCAAGTTCCTTCTCAGCATACTCTCTGCTCTCTGCTTCCAACCAAATATCAATCACCTTACCAAGTCTAAGTTTCTTGATATTCAACTCAGACAATCGCTTACAGGCATCTCTCACGGCATTACCAGGAGAGTCATCAACCTGTGATCGTAGACGAATGAATACTAGTGCTTTAAATTTTTTCATACCATATCTTGTAAATTATTGATTACCATAGGAAGTAAACGATGTTCTGCTCTCTGAACTCTATGATGTAAAGTCTCTTCTGTATCTCCTACACAAATAGGAACAGAAGAAGAATCAATACATCCCCCAGAATCTAACTCTTCAGTCACATAATGAACTGTGCATCCAGTGATTTTATCCCCACTGTCTAATGCCTGCTTAACGGCATTAAGACCTTTATACTTTGGAAGTAATGATGGATGAATATTAATTATCTTATTCGGAAAGGCATTAATCAATCCCGGTGTAACAATCCTCATCCAACCTGCAAGAACTACTAAATCAACTTTGTGCCTATTAAGTTTATCAATGATTTTTTGTTCATCAATACTCTTAATACGACAGTTAGGAATACCCAATCGTTGAGCCCTTTCTTGAGCACCACATCCTTTAATATTGTAGATCATAACTACAACTTCATGGTCTGGACAATTCTCAACGATGTTCTCAAAGTTAGTTCCGTTTCCAGAACACATGACTCCAATTCTCATTTAAGTCACAGGACCAGTTTTTTAGAGTTTGGAGTAATCAACTTACTACCAAACATTTCATTATACTTCTTACAGACATCTTCCTGAACCTCTGCGACATATACGACATGAGTTTTGGAAATCGTAATCTCTGGGTCTTCTTTACTAATCACGGTTGCCCATGGAGCAAATCCAACACCATTATTAGTTGGAAGAACTACAAGACCATTTTGGACTGTGATAGTTTCTTCTGTTTCAGATAGAAGTTCTGCGATAACTTCTTCACCAGTCACAATTCGTAGCAGTTTTACATCAATCATTTTAATCTACCTCAACTAAACTGACATTCTACCATTATTTCAGTCAAACAAGCAAGCAAGTTTATTTCCTGGTCCGCCACAAATGCCATTTGATACTGATACTTAGCAAGGACAAGCACAGCAGCAGGAATACTATTCGGAACCAAGGAAACATAACAAGCATCGTAAATACGACGCAGTAGGACAGTAGTATCATTGTCCAGGTTATTGACAACCCATTTACGTACTTCGGGAAAATTTTTCTCTTTAAGGTTTTTAACCAGTTCATTGACTGCTACATCCGAAAAAGTTGCAAGAATACCAGAGTCGATTTTTCCACTCACAGAGTATCGTTGAAGAGTATTAAGAAGTTGCCTTGTATCTGGAAAATAGTTTTTGATAAGTTCTGCTACAACTTTTTTATCATACTCAATATTTTCCTCGTCAAGAATATGAGACACTCTATTAAAAGTAGATACCATCAACTCAGGTTTTTCATTCTTTGGAATGGGAGTATATTTAAGAACAACACACCTTGATTGAATTGGTTCAATAATTTTATTAAGATTATTGCAAGTAAAAATGAAGCATACATTATTGTGAAGTTGTTCAATCACTCCACGAAGACAAAGCATCACATCATTAGTTGTCCCATCAAACTCATCAAAGAATACTACCTTTTTCTTATCATTAAACATAGAAACAGTAGTTCCAAAATTAATGACTTGATTGCGAATAGTATCCAAATATCTACCCTCAGAAGAACCATTCAAAAACAAAACATCCTGTTTTGTAATCTTACAGAGAGTTTTAATAGTTTGAGTTTTACCACAACCCTGAGAACCTTGCAAGATAAGATTTTGATTCAGTTGCCCCTCACTTACTACATTAGTGAAAAACTCCTTTACACTTTTAGTAAGAATCAAATCATCAACAGATTCTGGTGCCCACTTTTCCACCCACAAGAATGGTTTAGTATCAGTAATTTCCATATCAAAAAATAAAGATCAAAGGTAATAGTAATTTGGAAATGATTTACTTCTCATCCTCCAACTTGCAGTATCCCTATGGATACCAAGTATTTTAGCACATTCTTTCACGGATTCATAAACTACCCCATCAACATAACACTTTTTACCCATAGATTTTGAAAGATTATTTCTATGCTCCTCAGTAAAAGGAACACCTTTTCTTGGATGAGAATTTTTAGACCAGTATTCTCTCTGCGACTTACGCATTTTATCAATAGAATCTTTGGTGTGTTTGGTTCCCCATAAAGAATTTAAAGAAGGGTTTAACCATTCACAATAATCTTGTTCTACTTTTTTGAGGTCTTCGTCTTCGTGTATCCACTTGACGACTTCAATAACAAAATTGTGATATCCATACTTTAAAAAATTTTCATAAAGTTTAGGGCAATCCATTTTATTACTGTTGCACATAGTTATATGTTTAGCAAATCTAAGCATATAATTTTTTTCAGTAGAACCTATGTAGTTTTCCCCTGTTATTTTGTTCCTTATTTGATAAACGCAACTCATTTACTAAACCTCGTAGTATAATATTATTTAGTAAATGAGTTATTTAAACCCATTCTGGTTTACGATGGGTCACCCATTCTGGTTTTTCAATTTTCATAAGAATACTTTTTGGATTATCGTATATCCACTCTATCACAAATTTTTTTCTTTTTGCCGAAAAACTTGGGATATTATATACACCATTAGGTTTAACAACTTCTACTTTTAATTTTTTCAAAATTGCATGTAACAACGCACAACTAATCGATGTCGATCCACCATAGAGACTTGTTGGATTATATTCTTTATTAATACAATCTCTAAGTGATTTTACAGTAATATATTTACCATCATCAACTTCTGATGGATAAGACTTCCAGTCACTCCATATAGACCCAATTTGTCTTTCTTCTTTATTTTTGCTCATAATCAAATCCAATCAGGTTTACGATGGGGCAATCGAAGGTAATTATCGCATACCCAAGGTTTAGACGCAATATACATCTTATATTTGTCAAAGATAGATATTGAAGTATCCAACTTAAATTCATCAGGTCCCGCAAAAACAAAAGATGTATGAGCATCCAATCTTGTCTTTGGAAAGATTTTATCTGCTTCTAGAAGAGTTTGGAAGCAGGTATGCACTTTACCATATCGTGCTGCATACTCCTCACACAATGCAAGACCGTGCCGGATTAACCATCTGGCATTTGCAGCAGTTTCATTTGCCCATACGGTGCAGGGGTGATTGCGAAAGGCACCCTTATCGGTCGCATACGGGGTTCCATCGGTCTTAGGAAGAGTTCCATACCCGTGCCCCCATTTGTCTGAGGCAACGATAGAGAGCATCTGACAGGTCTCTAGGGGCATCTTGACGATGTGCTTATCAGGAAGCACTTGTGCCGACTTGACCGGACTTTCATTTGTGATGAAAATGTTCATGTTAAAAGTTTACTAAAACTGATTGCCAATAGAAACCCTAACATTAAGACAATATCCCATGACTTTGTTTTGATGAAGTATGGGATTGACATGGTATCTGCAATCGTGTTCATAATGACACCGAAAGTCAGATTTACATGAAGAACAACAAAGTAGGCAGCAATTACCATAACACTACCTACAATTCTCATTGTCGTTAATGTTTTCATCTGAATGATGAATCGGGTTCCAGAGCAATATAATACTTGAGATTGTGCTGCGTATTCGTGAATTGTGATAAAAGTTTAGAAGACACTACCACCTCATAAGCACCAGGAATAATCTTGATGTTTTCTACCTTAAAGTTAAACTCAAAATCATCACTAGTCTCACCAACAATAATGGCATACTCATTGGAAGTATCGTTTTTCTTATCACGAACGACAAGTTTAATAACACCATTCTCACCAATTGCAGACATATCAGGAAGTTGATATACTGCTGCTGCCTTTACCAGTTTATCGAGTGTTACACTATCCAACTGGAAGCACACATCTTGAGATGGCAATGTAATTTCTTTCTCTGGAGGAGCAATAATTACATTCGGGTCAGCAAAGAAATACTTCACACGACGTTTACCTTCTTTGATGCTCAAGTAACTGCCCTGATTAAAGTCGAGGTCAGGATCCTGATGAAGACTCAAACCATTCAAAAACTGGTTGAGATCATAAATCGCAAAGTCCCGTGGAAAATCTTCTTTAATTTCTGCTTCGGCAAGAATGTTCTTTGCCACAGAAATAGTGCGAAGTTTGTTGCCTTGCTTTACAAGAATAGAATTGTTAATACCCGCAAAGTTCTTGAGGATAGCAAGTGCGTTGTCAGACAGTTTCATTGTTTGTTCTTTGATTTTCATTATTATTGAGGGTAAGTTTCACGATTTGTATTCTTATCATTGAAATACATGAGAAGAACAGCATAGTGAAGGATCTTAAATATATCACGACGTGGAGTACCTTTCTTATCATATCGTGAAACATATTTCATAATATTATCTCTAGAACATGCTTCACCGTCATTGTGTGCTGCTTCAATAAAATCTAAAGTTTGAAGATTTTGATCGTTAGCAGCATAGTGTTGCTTATAAGTTCCTCTAATATAGTCAAGAAGTTCTTTTACGATCTCTTCTTCATTATATTTCCAGGGTGTTGAAGATGCATAGATGGCATCAGGATCAGGATTAATACAAAAGTCACGATCATTTGTTCCTGCTATCCAAGTGCCATTTGTTGCCCAATTGCCAACTGTCGAATTCAAGTTAGTATTAGTGTATTCATCCATTTTTAAAATTTCATCGTAAAGCATATTAATCATAACTTATTATATCAAGAAAAGTTGTATGCGTCAAGAGATTGTTTTTGTTGCTCTTCAGTAGGCATCACAAAGTCGGCATCAATTTTGTCATAAAGTTCCAAGAATGCCTGTTTGGTCTCATCGTCAAAACGATTTACACAAACTTGAATTGCCTTTGCTTTGTCTTTGAAAATAGCATAGGCACGAATGATATGAACCAAGCGGCGGGTGCTGATGATTTCATCAATACCACCATCATAGAACGTTTTACGGATCACGTCTGACCAATCGCAAAGACGCTTACAGAAGTCACGATCTTCCACTCCAAGATCCAAAGCAATACCCTCAAGAATTTTCTGTTCAGTTGCAGGAGTTGGATAAGACTGCTCAAAGGTCACAGGAAAACGCTCAAGAAATGCTTCATTCAGAACATTAGTGCCGATAAAACGACCATCATCAGA